GATCGTATCCATTGGTGAGGAAGCGCCACCTCCCGAAGAACAGACTCATGCGCCTGAATGGGTACGCGAGCTGCGTAAGACGAACAGAGAATTGCAACGACAAAACCGTGAACTGCAAGGAAAGCTGCAAAGCACCGCACAGACTGAGACCAAGCCGGTCGTGCTGGGCAAGAAGCCAACCCTTGAAGAACATGACTATGACGCTGACAAATTCGAGGTAGCACTGGCTGATTGGTTTGAGCGCAAGCGACAAGCCGATGAGTTAAATGCCAAGCAAGAAGCTGAAGTTATGAATCAGCAAAAAGCATGGCAAGCCAAACTGGATGGCTACGGCAAGGCGAAAGCCGAGCTGAGAGTCAAAGATTTTGAAGACGCTGAGGCCGTGGCCCAAGAGTTGTTCAACATCACCCAGCAAGGCGTGGTGCTCCAAGGTGCAGATAATCCTGCGCTCGTCATCTACGCACTCGGTAAAAACCCGAAGAAGGCAAAAGAGCTGTCCGACATTAAAGACCCCGTAAAGTTTGCCTTTGCGGTAGCGAAACTGGAGAAAGAATTGAAAGTTACCAACCGCAGGGCAGCCCCGCCACCCGAGAGAATCGTGTCAGGAACTGGCCGAGTATCTGGGGCGGTGGACTCAACCCTTGAACGGCTGCGAGAAGAAGCGGCTCGTACTGGAAACATGACGAAAGTCATCCAGTACAAGCAGCAGAAGCGAGCAGCTTCCAAATGACAATTTTTTAATTTAGGAGCCCATCATGGCCAATAGCTTTTCCAAAGAAGAACGCGTAGCGTTTGAAGATATCCTCGAAGGTTTCCAAGACTTGCTGGTCTTGTCTCGTCACGTTTCGGTCTACAACACAGACCAGACAATGATGGCACGCACCAACAACGTCATCTGGCGTCCAATGCCTTACATGGCGCAATCCATCAACAGCACTCCTGGCACGACCATCGCTGGTTCTTACCAGAACATGACTCAGTTGTCTGTGCCTTCCACCATTGGCTTCAGCAAGACTGTGCCTTGGACCATGACCACTCTTGATTTGCGTGACGCATTGCAAGAAGGTCGTTTGGGTGAGTCAGCCAAGCAAAAGCTCGCATCCGACATCAACGTGGCGATCATGAACACCGCAGCTGCTCAAGGCACTTTGGTCGTTCCAGTCTCTACTGCTGCCGGTGATTATGATGATGTGGCCTTGTGCGACAGCATCATGAACGAGCAAGGCGTGCCTGACTACGATCGTTTCATGGGTCTCGCAAGCCGCGACTACAACGGTCTGGCTGGTAACTTGTCTCAGGCAAGCCGTTCATTCGGTAACGCCAAGTCTGACAAAGCCTACGAGCGCAACTTCGTCGGCATGGTCGCAGGCTTCGACACCTACAAGTTTGACTACGCCAACCGCATCGCTGCGGCAGCTGGTGGTGTCACTACCATCGACACGCAGAACGCTGCTGGCAACTACCTCGTGCCACAGGCCACCTCCACATCCGTGGGCGGCCAGATCAACGTTGACAACCGCTATCAGACCGTCACAGTGTCCAACACTGTTGGCATCGCTGCTGGTGATTGCTTCACGATCGATGGCGTGGTTGCTGTGCACCACATCACCAAGCAGTCCACTGGTCAACTGAAGACATTCCGTGTCATCAGCATCACCAACGGCACCCAAATGGTGATCAGCCCTGGCATTATCTCCAACCAAGTTGCAAGCGATGCATCTGCACAGTACAAGAACGTTATCGTTACTCCTGCTGCTGCTGCAAACATCAACTGGCTCAACACCGCAGCCTCGAACATCAACGTGTTCTGGCAGCGTGACTCGTTGGAAATCTTGCCTGGCCGCTACGCAGTCCCATCCGATGCTGGCACCGCAGTGATGCGTGCTACCACCGACCAGGGCGTGGAGCTGGTGATGCAGAAGTTCTACGACATCGACAGCATGACAATCAAGTATCGCTTGGACACACTGTTTGGTGTGGTCAACAAGCAGCCTGAAATGTCCGGCATCTTGTTGTTCAATCAGCCCTAAGCTGATCTAGGGGGGAAGGGGCTTCGGCCCCTTCTTCTTTCTTCATTCAAAGGAGCGCACCATGCCATTGACAAAAGGTTACTCAAGCAAATCCATCGGCAAGAACATTGCCAAGGAAATGAAGTCAGGAAAGCCTCAAAAGCAATCTGTGGCCATCGCATTGAACGTGGCCACCAAAGCAGCCAAGGCCGCAGGTAAGCCAGGCAAAGCACCCAAGAAGGCAATGAAATGAAGGCCGGTCTCTATGCCAACATCAATGCCAAGCGTGACCGTATCGCGGCACAGAAGGCAGCAGGCAAGACACCTGAGCGCATGCGTAAAGTCGGTGCAAAAGGCGCACCCACAGCCGCAGACTTCAAAGCAGCAGCCAAGACAGCCAAGCCCATGAAAGCCAAAAAATGAGCACATCATTCCCAGCAATGATCTACCGAAGCCCAGGCCAACAACGCAAGCCTGGTGGCGGAACATACAATTTTGACAGCGTACAAACGCAAGAAGAACTTAAAGAAAAGCTGGCCACAGGCTGGTTTTTATCGTCTGCTGAAGCAATTGAAGCCGCAGGAGACAACGCTGATGGCTTCAAAAAGCCAAAGCCAAAGTGGGCCATTAAGCCCATGAAGAAGAAAAAGCCAGCAAAGCCACTCGACTGGCGTGAGCAGGTCAAGGCCGAACCAGTGCCAGTCCCAGCTATCGAGCCAGAGCCTATCAATGAGGACGCAGCGCCAACCCGCGAAGAACTGGAGGCAAAGGCCACAGAACTTGGAATTCGCTTTGATGGTCGCACAAAAGACAAAAAACTGGGACAATTGATCCAAGACAGATTGTCTGAGAACACAGGAGAATGACATGGGATGGACAAAGCGCCAATTCGTCACACAGGCCTTCGAGGAAATTGGCCTTGCCTCCTACGTTTTTGATCTGACTCCAGAACAGTTGCAGTCTGCTCTGCGCAGGCTCGACACTATGATGGCCGCATGGAATGCCCTTGGCATTCGCCTTGGTTACCCTCTGCCATCAAATCCTCAAGACAGCGATCTGGACGAGCAGACCAATGTGCCCGACAGCTCGAACGAGGCCATCTATACAAACCTTGGCATCAAGCTGGCTCCCAGCTATGGCAAGCAAGTCATGCCTGACACCAAGATGACAGCCAAGGAGTCGTACAACACGCTCCTGTCACGCGCGGCCATGCCAATGGAGCAACAGATGCCAGGCACAATGCCATCCGGTGCAGGCAACAAGCCTTGGCGCGTCTACGACGACCCATTCTTGCAGCGCCCCTACGATCCAGTCTTGGCCGGTCAAGACGGCCCACTCGAATACAACTGAGGAACAACCAATATGCCACAAATCAATCAACTCTCAAGCATCAGCCAAGTCTCTGGTGCAAACCAGATTCCGGTCTACGACCAGAACAATGGCGATGCTCGGAAAATGTCGGTCAGCGCATTGCTGCAATATTTCCAAGCTACATTCGCAGCACCGACTGTGGCCACAAACTTGTTCACTCCAGGCACTGGCTTCAACATTTCAGTGCCAACGCCAGTCAGCGAACAGCAATGGATGATCATCCAGCCTGCTGGCACACTGGCCAGCGGAACGGTCACTCTTCCATTGAACACTGGAACGCCTGATGGCACTGAGGTTTTGGTTACCACCACCCAGCAGATCACAGCCTTCACGCTGGCGCTCAATGGTGCATCCAATGCTTATGGTGCACCCAGCACACTCGCAGCGCAGGACTTCTTCCGCATGCGTTTCTATCAAGCCACAAATTCGTGGTATCGCATCGCTTAACTTTTAGGAGCAACCATCATGTTTATCCAGCCAAGCCTGACCCAAAACCAAGTCGATGTGATCCTGCCTGTTGGCGAGTACATCAGCATCGGTAACACCGGAAACGAAGCCACCACCGTACTGTTGCAATCCGTTGCACCAAGCGCACAATATTGGAACTATTCCACCATTGGCACACTGTTCAACACTGCGCAGACCTTCGGCCCTTACACCGAAGAACGCACCATTCGCATTGACAACCGCAATGCGACTGTCGAGTACAGCATTGGCACACAGCCACAGCTGCGCAGCTTCCCTCAATTGGTAATTGAGAACAAAGGCCCAATTGGATTGGTCGAGCCTGCTGGCACATTCACGACCCTGACCTACAACAACAACGCAGGCAAAGTTCGCTTGAACAGCGCTGGCGCTCACGGCCTCACAGCAGCCGTGGCAGTTGGTGAAAATGTTTATGTAACTTGGACTGGCGGCACAGGCGTGACCGGCTTGTATCCAGTCACAGCACTGGACACTGACACCACCGGCACAGCAGTCACAATCGATCTGGCTTACAAAAGCGCCACTGCCACAATCACCATTGCAGCACCTGGCGTAGTGACATGGACAGATCATGGATTGTCTGCCAACAGCACGATTCGATTCACGACCACTGGCGCATTGCCAACAGGCTTGGCCATCAACACGACCTACTATGTCAAAACCGTGTTGTCTCCAAACACCTTCACCGTGTCTGCTTCCGCAGGCGGTGCAGCCATTACTACAAGCGGCACGCAGTCAGGTACTCAGACAGCCTTGGTCTGGTACGGCACAGCAGTGGTTGCAGTGGCCAACACAGCAGTCACTTTATCCTCTGTCACTGTGCCAGGCTGGTCAGTCGGAACTGGTGGACAGATAGAAATCAATGCACTTTTCAGCTTGACCAACAGTGCCAATGCCAAAAACCTTGGAATGACATTT